CTACATAAAGGTGTATCATTCAGTTATGGCAAACGGCCATTAATAATGATACAGGATTTGGAAAAATTGAGACAAGCACAAAAAATATTAAAGAAGTCTGGATATTACCAAAAGTGGGATATAGACTCGTTTGAACAGTTTTACCAATAAATAAACGCATAGTGGTATATCCTGCCACGCATAACAAAAGGAGGATCTCGATGGATCAGAATACATCGCAAGACATTCAACCGGCTACTGCAACGGCTGAACCAGTCTCTAACACAGAGCAGGCACAAGCGGATAATCAACCCGCGAAAGTTTATACCCAAGCGGAACTTGATGCAATAGCGGCGGAAACTAGAAGAAAGACTGAAGCCAGATATGCAAAAAAGTTTGAAGGTATAGATGTTGAGAAATACCAGTCTCTTATGGCGAAGGAAGAAGAACAAAAAATTTCCCAAGCAAAAGAGAAGTCGGAGTTTGAGAAACTATTGAAAGACAATGCGGAGAAATTCCAAAACAAAATCAATGGTTTAACTTCAGAACTGACAAAGATCAAAGTTGACGGTGCTTTGATCAATGCGGCATCAACCAACAGGGCAATTAATCCTGAACAGGTTGCTACATTGGTGCGAAATAACGTCAAGATGACAGAGGCAGGAGATGTCGAAGTTGTTGATCCAAAATCAGGACAAACACGATACACTGAAACTGGTGATCCAATGAATATAGATGGGTTGGTTGCAGAATTCCTACAAACTAATCCACACTTTGTTCAAGCAGGACAACCAGGAGGTGGATCAAAGTCAAACACTGGCACACAAGGTATTTCAAATGTTGATGTAAAAGATCTGGATATGACAAATCCAGAACATAGAAAAAAATATGCTGAATGGCGTAAGACCCAAGCAGGATATTAAACATTAACAATAGAAGGAGATTAGCAAAATGGCTAATGAATCAACTACTACTACATTGAATGATCTGATATCACCGATCGTGCAAGAGGCAATGTTCGTTGCATCAGAAACTTCAATTATGCCAGGACTTGTGAAACAATTCACAGTTCCAGCAAACGCTGGTAAGGTATTACAAGTGCCTTTATACAGCACACAAACAATCGCGGCAGACACAGCAGAAGCGACTGACCTTTCAAACACACAGATCTCAACTGACAAGGCTGACATCACTTTGGTTGAAGCAGGTATAATGACTACATTAACTGATATGGCTAGAAACCATTCAGTATCAAATGTTGTTGCTGACCTAGGTAAGTTATTTGGTGAAGCGATTGCAAAAAGACACGACAGAGCATTAACAGGCTTGTTCTCATCTTTCTCATCTTCAATAGGTGCTGACCAAGATGAAATCGAAGTAAAAGACTTATTTGAAGCATATGCTACACTTAAAGCAAATGCTGTTCCTGGTCCATACTTTGGTGTGTTCAATCCAAAAGCGATCTACAATGTTAAGAAAACTTTAACTAACACATTCGTAAATCCAAATCCGGCAAATGTTGTAAACCAAGCGATGACTGAAGGTTTTATCGGTAGAATCGCAGGTATCGACATTTTCGAAAGTTCAAATGTTGTTGAAGATTCAGCGACAGGCGTGACTAACGCAGTATTTTCAAGAGATGCGTTAGGTTTAGCGGTTGCACAAAACATCAACATTGAAACACAAAGAGACGCTTCATTAAGAGCAGAAGAAGTTGTTGCATCTACTAGATATGGTGTATCAGTTCTACATAACTCTTATGGTGTTAAAATCTTAGGAGACAACCAAATCAACTAATAATTGATTTGATCTCGATTCAATTAAAGGGCGGCTTTATGTCGCCCTTTTTTTATGGCTGTTAAATATTGTTATGTCAATTGTAATTTGGTTTAATGGCCCTTCACAAAAAGATCTTGTTGAAACACTTCCTCGACAACAGATAGTAATAGGTTGCAATTACATTGAAAAGTTTAGACCAGTTGATGCTGTTGCGGCATTTGATATTGGTGTTGTCGAAAAAATTAAAATGAAAGAAAATGTGCAATATTACACAAGGTCAGATTCACAAATGCCCAATTGGAATATTATTGTAAACCAAATTGTAAGTGGCGGTAATTCTGGTGTGTTGGCTTGTTGGGTGGCTGTTGAAAAGTATCCAAAACAACCAGTGTATATCCTAGGCTGTGATTGGGGCATAAATGACAACAGCAGTTTTGATTACATTTACAAAACAGGTCCAAAAACAAAATATACTACCCACAGCAAAAAGAAAATAGAAAACTTGTTTAAAAATTGGGAAGTTTATGTGGTGCACGATGGCAATCCAGATGTGTCATTGCCTGTGATTAAGAAAGATAGTTTCTTACAACTTATCCAATAAATAACTATATCACAAGGGAGGACCTTGTAGAATTAAAAGAAGGACTTTTAACAATGGCGCAATTCGCAACAGACTCAGACCTAATAAGTTATGTTCCTGATGTAAAGAAATACGGCATACAGGAATTTTTAACAGAACACCAAAAAACTTACGACGACATCATCAGACTACTGAATGTAAAATGGTGGCCAACAACAGGATTCTCACAATACGATGTTTCCGTGTTGGGTGGTAGTCCAAAACTATCACCAAGTAGATTGAACTCAGATCAATTTACTAGAGCCGCAGTGTATCACGTCTTAGCCTACTACATATATCCTAAATTAAGCACATTTGAACCAGATGGAGATTCATTCCAGGAACAAATGAAATTCTACAAGGCAAAGTTCGAAGAAGAATTTGACCTTATATTGAAAGACGGTGTGCATTATGATTTGGATAGTTCAGGCACATATACAGATAGTGAAAAACAATCATTTTACAAGGGTAGGTTGATTAGATAATGTCGGCAAGAGAAAACATAGCAAAAAACATAACAGAACAATTGGAGAATATGACTAATCCTGCTCCAGGTTTAGTTTCAAGAGTATTCTTTGATGTGCAAAAATTAGCCATCACACAATTTCCTGCTGTATTGGTTGTGACATCAAATGAAACCAGAGAAGATGTTGCCACTGATATGCGAGAAGGCAGAATAGCATATGAATTAAGATGTTATGTGAGGGGCACAGAGATTGACACACTTAGAAATGAAATAGTAGAAAGAATTGAAGAAACATTAGAAGTTTCCAGAGATAGAGATATTGCATTGGCAGACACAAACATACACAACGTCACAACAAGAGTAGTAAATGTTGAGGTAGTTGAAAGAGAACTACCATTGGGCGAAGTAATTGTTTTATGCGATGTGATATACAGATACAAAAAAGGAGTATTATAATGGCTATTAAATTATACAAAGGACAAAATTCAATAATGGTGCGAGGAATGGATGTTCAAGCACGATTGAATGATGGTTGGACCACAGAACCATCTACTACAACGACAACCAAAATAACCTTAAGACCCAGAAGGGCCAAAAAACCCAAACTGGAACGAGAGGTTAAAGATCTCCCTGGTCCGGACGATCTAAACATAGAGGAGACAACAAATGGCGACTAATACAGCGACATACACAGGTGAATCTGGTGTGGTTAAGTTCTCTGATGACGGCTCAGCGGTAACGGCGGTAGCAAGTGTTAGATCATTCACAATTGATCAAGAAACACAAACTATCGAATCAACTGTTATGGGTTCGGTATCTAGATCTTATCTACCAGGACTAAAACAGTTCTCTGGCACTATGGACCTGTTCTTCAGAGAAGACGACGACGGGCAAAAAAGCCTATTCGACGCAATCGGAGGAGCAAACGGTTCTGTGGCTATTGAACTATACCCATCAGGTGAGACAACTGGTGTAAAACTATCTGGAAATGTTATCATAACTGGTCATTCAATCACAACAAACTTTGATGGTATGACTGAAGCAAGTGTGACATTCCAAGGTGATGGAGCGTTGACGAAGACAGATTTATAATGTTGAATGTCACGATCCAATTTAACGGCACAAAGGTAGCGGCTGATCTTAAAAAGGAAATCGATCAATCCGTTCGCCTGATATCCAATGACTACTTTGGTCTGGTCAAAGACAAGACACCAGTCAAAACTGGTCGTGCTAGAAAAGGTTGGAGGATAAAAAAACAGAAACAGTTTTCTTATCGTGTTTCCAACCGTGTTCCTTACATAGGACGCCTAGATGATGGATATTCAAAACAAGCACCGCGTGGTATGACACGACCTGCCGCGGGGGAAGTGCTTAGAACAAGCAGAAGGAGACTAGGATAATGTCAATAACAGACAAAATCGCAAAACACTATCAATCAGCGATTGGTGGTGAAATGAAAATGTATCATTGTGAGGAGTGGGGCACTGATATCTATTTTAGAACAACATACCCGCTTAAAGACGAGGGCAAAATACTTGAATTGCAATCACAAGGCAAGACAGTAGAAGCACTTGTTGAAAGCATTGTGACAAAGGCTAGATCCAAAGATGGAAAAAGGCTTTTTACTGATGCTGACAAAATAAAATTGATGAATGAGGCTGATCCTTTGACTGTTGTCAAGGTTGCTTCTGCAATCAATAACGGCAAGATAACCGCTACACAGGACGAAGCCGCAAAGGAATAGCGGCCAGTGTTGAGTTAAGGTTTGTAATGATGCTGGCGGACAGATTAAAAAAATCTGTCGAAGAAGTAT